GACGCAACTCCGCGCCTTGCACCGCCCGATGCAGATTGCGATGCAGACGATGCAGGGGGGGGTAGGGCCGAGGGCTGATGGGCCACGGTGACGGATACCCCGTAAACATTTTTTAATTTTTTCTAATTTTTTTAAAATATATTTAAACCATGCAAACTACAATATACAAGCCCGAAGATGAGCAAGAGTTAATGGCAAGGCTTTGGAGTCCTACGTTAAAGGATAATCCACTGGCGTTTGTGAGGTATGTATTTCCATGGGGTGTTAAAGGTACGCCGCTAGAACATTTCTCTGGTCCAAGAAAATGGCAAAGGGAGATACTGCAAGATATTACTGATCATATTAAAACAAACAATAAGTTAGCTAATAATAAATCCAACCCAATTTCTAACCAAATTTTTAACCAAGAAATAATGTACAAAGTATTGCAAGAAGCAATATCTAGTGGTCGAGGTATTGGTAAGTCGGCATTAGTTTCATGGTTAACTATATGGATGTTAACTACAAGGATTGGCTCAACTACTATTATTTCGGCTAACAGTGAGAATCAATTGAGAAGTATTACTTGGGCTGAGATAACCAAGTGGTTGGCTATGTCACTCAATTCGCATTGGTTTGAAGTGAGTGCAACAAGGTTAGCGCCAGCAAAGTGGTTGACTGAGTTGGTGGAGGGGGATTTAAAGAAGGGGACAAGGTATTGGGGAGTGGAGGGTAGGTTGTGGAGTGAGGAGAATCCGGATGCGTATGCGGGGGTGCATAACTATGATGGTGTGTTGGTGATCTTTGATGAGGCCAGTGGTATTGCAGACCCGATATGGTCTGTTACTGGTGGATTTTTTACGGAGAACACGCCAAATAGGTTTTGGCTGGCGTTCAGTAATCCGAGGCGCAACACGGGGTATTTTTACGAGTGTTTTAACAGTAAGAGAGATTTTTGGGCGACTAGGGTGGTGGATGCGCGGACGGTGGAGGGTACGGACAAGGCGGTGTATGAGAGGATTATTCAGGAGTATGGTTCTGAGAGTAGCCAAGCGCATGTGGAGGTGTATGGGATGTTTCCGTCAGAGGGGGATGATCAGTTTATACCGGCTGACATTGTGGATGAGGCGATGGGGAGGGATAAATACAAGGATGAAACTGCGCCAATTATTATTGGTGTGGACCCTGCGCGGTTTGGTGCGGATGCAACGGTGATTGCAGTGAGGCAGGGGCGGGACATTGTGAAGATCATGCGGCATCGGGGGGATGACACGATGACGGTGGTGGGGCACATTATTGAGGCGATTGAGGAGTGGAAGCCTGCGCTGGTGGTGATTGATGAGGGGGGGTTGGGTGCGGGGATTGTGGACAGGCTGAAGGAGCAAAGGTATAAGATTAAGGGTGTGAACTTTGGGAATAAGAGTGCGAGTCCTATCATGTATGGGAACAAGAGGGCTGAGATGTGGGGCAAAATGAAGGATTGGTTAAGGACGGCAAGCATTCCTAAAGACAGGTTCTTGAAAACTGATTTAATTTCGCCTATGATTAAGCCTGATTCCAAGGGGACTATATTTTTGGAGTCTAAGAAGGACATGAAAGCACGGGGGTTGGCGTCACCGGATGCTGCGGATGCCATTTGCGTGACCTTTGCGTTTCCTGTGGCGCACAGGGAATACAGTGAAAAAACTCGTACACTACGGACTTCAGACCGTGGTGCAGTTTCAACCAGTTGGATGGGGTCTTAACATGGCTACGAAAAAGTCTGTTTCATTATCTGTCGGGCGCGGTGAAAAGTTGCCGGTGTCCAAGGGTGCGGGTTTGACGGCCAAGGGGCGCGAGAAGTACAATGCGGCCACGGGGTCAAATTTGAAAGCGCCAGCGCCTAATCCCAAGACCAAAGCGGATCAGGGGCGCAAGGATTCATTTTGTGCAAGAATGGGGGCCGTTGCGGCGAATGCCAAAGACGGCGAACGCGCTAAAGCTGCGCTTAAACGATGGAAGTGTTAATCATGAAATCTGCTAAACCTGGACTTTACGCAAACATTCACGCAAAACAAGAGCGCATCAAAGCTGGCTCTGGCGAGAAAATGAACAAAGTGGGCAGCAAGGCAGCGCCTACAGCTAAAGATTTTAAAGATTCAGCCAAGACGGCAAAGAAGAAATAATATGCCCCTCGTTAAATCTAAATCACCCGAGGCGTTTCGCAAGAATATAAAAGCCGAGGTGGCGGCTGGCAAGCCGGTCAAGCAAGCCGTGGCAATTGCGTATGCCGTTAAGCGTGCTGTACAATCTAAGCCTACACCGAAAGGTAAAAATGGCTGATCCAACGGGAATGGTCGCTGCGGCTAATGTTGCTGCTGGCGGCAAACCACTAAAGTCTGACGCAGATATCCTGACCGTTGCTCGGTCAAGGTTGGACATGGCAATGTCTGCGCTTTCAGATTCCCGTCAAGATGAAAACGATGATCTGAAGTTCTACGCTGGCTCGCCCGACAACCATTGGCAGTGGCCTGCTGATGTACTGGCCACCCGTGGCGCAGTGCAAGGGCAGACCATCAACGCCCGTCCTTGTCTGACCATCAACAAGTTGCCCCAGCATGTGCGGCAAGTCACTAACGACCAACGGCAAAACCGCCCAGGCGCTAAAGTCATTCCTGTGGATGACAACGCTGACATCGAGGTGGCCGACATTTTTAACGGCATGATTCGGCACATTGAGTACATCAGTGATGCCGATGTGGCCTATGACACGGCTTGCGAGAATCAAGTGTCTTATGGCGAAGGTTACATTCGCTTGTTGACCGAGTACTGTGATGACAACTCTTTTGACCAAGACATCAAGATTGGCCGTGTACGCAACAGTTTCAGTGTCTACATGGATCCTACGATCCAAGACCCAACGGGTGCGGATGCCAAGTATTGTTTTGTCACCGAAGACTTGACCAAAGAAGAATTTGAGCGCATGTATCCTGATGCTGCGCCGATCACCACGCTCCAGTCGTTGGGCGTGGGCGACCAGTCGATCAGCAATTGGCTTAATGAGGACACAGTCCGCGTTGCCGACTACTATTACATTGATTACGACCGCGCAACACTGAATTTGTACCCTGGCAACGCTACGGCATTTGCTGGCACACCTGAAGACAAGCAATTAAAAGCGTTTTACGGCAAGCCTTTAAAGTCACGCGAGTCTGACCGCCCAAAAGTGCGGTATTGCAAGATTAACGGGTACGAAATCCTTGAGCAACGCGAATGGGCAGGCAGATATATACCCGTCATTCGGATTGTTGGCAATGAATTTGAGGTGGATGGCCGTTTGTATGTGTCTGGTTTGGTCCGAAACGCCAAAGATGCCCAGCGTATGTACAACTATTGGGTGTCGCAAGAAGCCGAGATGCTGGCTTTAGCGCCAAAAGCGCCATTTATTGGCTATGGTGGCCAGTTTGAAGGCTACGAAGACAAGTGGAAGACCGCTAACACCAACAACTGGCCGTATTTAGAGGTCAATCCTGATGTTACAGACGGCCAAGGCAGTGTTATGCCACTGCCACAGCGTGCTCAGCCTCCAATGGCGTCTAGCGGGTTGTTGCAAGCCAAAGCTGGTGCCTCTGAGGACATTAAGTCCACCACTGGACAATACAACGCAAGTTTGGGGATGACATCCAATGAGCGTTCGGGCAAAGCCATTCTTGCGCGTCAGCGTGAGGGCGATGTAGGTACTTACCACTATGGTGACAACTTAGCCCGTGGCGTGCGTCATGTGGCCCGTCAGTTGGTGGACTTGATTCCTAAGATTTACGACACACAGCGCATCGCCCGAATTATTGGTGAAAATGGCGACACCAAGATGGTCAAGATTAACCCCGAGCAGCCCGAGCCGGTCAACAAGATTGTGGACCAAAACGGAATTGTGCTTGAGAAAATCTACAACCCTGGCGTTGGCAAGTACGATGTCGTTGCGACCACCGGCCCAGGCTACGCGACCAAACGTCAAGAGGCTCTTGAAGCAATGGCACAACTGTTGCAGGGTAATCCTCAATTGTGGGCTGTGGCCGGTGACCTGTTTGTGAAAAACATGGATTGGCCAGGCGCACAAGAGATGGCCAAACGGTTTGCCAAGACTATTGATCCTAAGTTGATGGGTGATGGTGAAGACAACCCAGCTTTGGCCGCTGCACAACAACAAATGCAAGCGATGGCTCAAGAGATGGAGCAGATGCACCAGATGATCCAAAACGTCAACCAGTCGGTTGAAGTGCAAGACATGAAGCGCAAAGACTTTGAGGCGCAGGTTAAGGCATACGAAGCTGAGACTAAACGGTTGGCTCAAGTTCAGGCTTCTATGTCGCCAGAGCAGATTCAAGACATCGTAATGGGCACGGTCCACGGTATGATCACCTCTGGTGATCTGATTGGCGAGATGCCAGGCCGTGATGTTGATGTTGGCGCTGAGATGCCGCAAGAAAATATGGAACAACAACCACAGCAAATGGGGATGCCGCAATGAAAGCCTGTGATTTTTTAGGTTTGCTGTTTCTTGCAAGAGATGTGGCGCACAGTGTTCACCTGAACACCCGCAGCTTTTCCAAGCACAAAGCCCTAAACATTTTTTACGATCGCATTATTGACGCCGCCGATGATTTTGCTGAAAGCTATCAAGGCCGTCACGGTTTGATTGGACCCATCACATTGCACTCGGCCAAGAAAACATCTAACATCATTGAATTCTTGGAAGACTCGCTCAAGCAGATCGAAGACGCCAGATATGAGGTGGTTGACAAGACCGATATGTCGCTCCAGCAACTGATTGACAATATCATTGAGATTTATCTGCGTACTTTGTACAAACTTCGCTTTCTCGCATAAGGACCATCATGGCTAATTACACCCAAATTGACGCAACGGCAAACATCAAACCTTCGGCTGGCAAATTGATTGGTATCATGGTCACTGCGGCCAGCGGTACACCAACTATCACGGTTTATGATTCGGCTGCGGCGACTACAACTACACCAATTATGAAAGTCTTTACGCCGACAGCCGCAACTGCTTACAATTTTGGTGTTAATGGTATTTATGCCAACAAAGGCATTTACATTGTCATCAGTGGCACTGTCTCTGCAACTGTTTACTACGATTAAAATATGGCAACCGTAAAAATCTCCCAACTTCCACCGGCTACAATTCCGTTAAGTAGCACGGACGTTGTGGCGGCTGTGCAAAGCGGAACAACCGTTAAAGCAACGGTTGCATCGTTGTTTACCGCACAAACAACGCAAAATTTTACTGGAACTGGTTCTCAAGTAGCATTTACGTTGACTAAAGCGCCAAATGGCTTAAACGTTTACGTCAACGGTGTGTACCAAAATCACAACAGTTTTTCTGTTGCGAGTACAACACTTACATTTTCGCAAGCCCCACCAGTTACTTCGTTGATTGAAGCTGTTTACACTTAAAAATTCAGCATGTCAGATACAAAAATTTCAGCGCTAACATCGGCAACGACTCCGCTTGCTGGCACTGAAGTATTGCCTATTGTTCAGTCAAGTACGACTGTAAAAGTTGCGGTAAATGATTTGACTGTCCGCAATATTCGCGCAGCCGCTACAACAGGTATTTTGCAAGTGTCTGGACCAACAGCAGGCACAACACGAACCGTAACTGTGCCGGATGCAAACTTTACAGCCGCTAGAACTGACGCCGCACAATCATTTACAGGCGATCAAACACTTTCTACTGGCAACTTAATTCAAGGCACAGCAGCCAAAGGCATCAACTTTACCGCCAATACCCCCGCAGCGGGTATGACAAGCCAGTTGCTGAATTGGTATGAGCAAGGAACATTTACCGCCACTTTGACTTGCGGAACATCAGGAACAATTACATTAAACAGTAGCCAAAATACGCTGTCTTACACCCGTGTAGGCCGTGTCGTTACCGTCACCGGGTACATTTCAGTGTCTTCGGTTAGCACACCACTTGGCAGGTTAACTTTAAATGGGTTGCCTTTTACTTGCGCTAATGGTTTGCAATACCAAGCTGCAATGACTGTATATGCTGCAAGCCTTACGACAACCGCAATTACTGCGATTCAAGGCCGAGTTACAAACAACTCAACCACTGCAACCATTGACAACTTTTCAACTGGCGATTCAACTTTTGATTTAGCAAATAAAGTTCAAGCGGGTTCAAACTTTGCATTTTCATTTAGCTATTTTGCTGCATAAGGATTAAAGATGTCTCTTACCAAAGTTTCATATTCAATGATAACTGGAGCGCCGTTTAACGTGGCTGATTACGGCGCGTCCCCAAGCGCTAGTGCTGCGGCAAACCAAGCAGCAATTCAAGCCGCTATTGACGCTGCCGTGGCCGCTGGTGGTGGGGTTGTTGAATTTAACACTGGCACATATTCTCACGCAAGTGAAATTTCAATGGGTGTTAAGGTTACTCTGCGTGGCAAAGGACGTGGGGTTACAACGCTGTTGTCTACACACACTGGCGCTGGTGTAGCTGCGCGATATCCAATCAATGCTTCAACGGCTGCGTTAAACAATGTTGAAGATTTGACTATCAAAAACACAAACGCATCTAATGTAAATGGTGGGTATGTTGATGTGGGTGGCACTTTTGTAACTCTTAATCGAGTTCAAATTACTGGTTTCAAACACTGTTTAATTTTGTGCCAAACTGAGCTTGCTGATTTTACAGATTGTTTGTTTGAAATTCCAGTAACTAGCTGGGCGTGGTTGGTAAATGACGGAAGTTATGTAGCTGGCGCAGCAAGCGGATTTACGAATCGAATAGGTTTTCATAATTGCCAATTTAATGGAACAACAGGCGCAGTTTTGGATGATGGTGGCTATGTTCATGCGTTTAATGATTGCAACTTTAACGGCGGTGGCAATCACATTCGTGCTTGCGGCGTAAATGGACTAAAAATTTCTGGCGGTGAGTTTGAATCTGCATCTTCAACAAACATATTGTTTGCAAGTACATCCTGGCAAGGTGCATCTATTGGAAATTGTTTAGGTGTATTTATTGGCAACGGCGCTTTTATTGCTCCAACCACAGGAAACACTTGCATTGATTTTTCAACATCAGGGGTTAGTGCAGTTCAATTAGGCCAAATTAGTTTTGGCGCATCGTCAAACACAAAAATAAGCAATGTGTCAAATGTTGGTTCGTTGGTAATTTTGGGTGCTTTACAAAACAATGGCGGCGGCGCAACAATTTCAGGTTCTGCAACATATATGCAAAACCTTCAATTTGATAACACCAGTCTTTATTTTCCACCGATTGCTTCTAGCGGCGTACAAAACAATGTTTTGTTTACAGACAATTCAACAGGAAAATTATCGTTCAAAGATTCTGGTGGCGTAGTTCGCGCACTTTATTAAGGAAACAATCATGGCAATTACATACAAATGGTCGGTTAACAAAGTACAAGTGGCTCAAGACAATCTTGTTGTTAAAGTTGAATTAACTGTTACTGGTACTGATGGCGACAACACAGCTTCTGCTGCTTACATTCGTGAATTAATGCGTGGAGACACTTTTGTTCCTTACGATCAATTGACAGAACAACAAGTTCTTGACTGGTGTTTTGAACCTGAAGTTTTGACATCGCCAGATTTAATGGGTGGCGTAAATACAATTACAAAACACCTTAAAACTGAAGGTGAAACACAAGTGGCTGACCAGATCGCACGCCAGTTGGCTCAAAAAGAATCTGAGCCAGCTTTGCCGTGGGCACAAATTCCAGCATAATGCTGACAAAACCGTATCGGCCAGGTTGACCGAGGAATCTTAGGATTCAGAAAACATGACTGAAGAAGTCCAAGCCCTAGCGGAAGTAGACTCCGCGCCAACCACGGATGTGACGGCCACACCTGAAGTTGCTGAAAGTACGCCGGAAGTAACCGAAGCCAAATCATTTTCCCAAGAGGAACTTGATGCAGCTATCGGCAAACGCCTTGCAAGAGAGCAACGTAAGTGGGAAAGAGAACAAGCACAGCGTCAGTCTGAACAACAGACGTTGAGGGCAGCGCCAGCCGCCACCGCTGATCAGTTTGAGTCAACTGAAGCCTATGCAGACGCATTGGCTAACCATAAGGCAGAAGAACTGATTGCCAAGCGTTAAGCAGCAAAGCAGCAGTCGCAAGTTCTTGAGAGTTATCACGATCTTGAGGAAGAAGCGCGGAGCAAATACGATGACTTTGAACAAGTCGCGTACAACCCCAAGCTACCAATTACAAACGTGATGGCAGAAACGATCCAGTCTTCGGACATTGGGCCTGAGTTAGCGTACTACCTCGGGTCAAATCCAAAAGAAGCAGATCGCATCTCACGCATGACGCCCTTGAGTCAGGCGAAGGAAATCGGACGGATCGAAGCCAAATTGGCCGCTGAACCTCCGATGAAGAAAACAACATCTGCGCCAGCGCCGATTTCGCCAGTTACCGCCCGATCCTCTGGATCACCGGCACATGACACTACGGACCCACGGTCTATCAAGACCATGACAGCCTCGCAGTGGATTGAAGCCGAAAGGGCACGACAGCGAAAGAAGTGGGAAGCACAGAACCGCTAAAACTTTTTAAAGGACTTTTGAAATGTCTAACAGTATCTTAACCATTGACATGATCACACGGAAGGCTCTCGAAATCCTCGAGAACAATCTTGTGCTCACCCGCAACGTGAACCGCCAGTATGACGATTCTTTCGCTGTTGAAGGCGCAAAAATTGGTTCCACACTGCGTATCCGTTTACCTGACCGCGCTTTGGTAACTGACGGTGCCGCCCTGCAAGTTCAGGACGATAACGAACAGTTCACCACTCTGACTGTCTCCACCCAAAAGCACATCGGTGTCAACTTCACATCTGCTGAATTGACCATGCAATTGGATGACTTTGCAGAACGTGTGTTGAAGCCTCGTATCAGCCAGTTGGCCTCCAGCATTGATGCTGACGTTGCTAACTGCTTCAAGACTATCGGCAACTCGGTTGGCACTCCTGGCTCTACACCTTCAACTTCTTTGGTCTTGTTGCAAGCCCAGCAGAAGCTGAACGAAAACGCCGCTGTGATGAACCCACGTTACGCCACCGTCAACCCTGCCGCTAACGCTGGTCTGGTTGAAGGCATGAAAGGTTTGTTCAATCCTACCGACACCATTAGCAAGCAGTTTAAGAACGGCATGAT